CGACGAAAGCAGCCTACCCGAAGGCGTTAAAAAGCGCATTGATAAAGTTACCCGTCAAAAGTATGAAGCCATTGCAGAATCTAACCGTTTAAAAGCCGAATTAGAGCAATTACGGGCGCAAATTGCACCAAAGCAAGAAGCCCCTGATATTAGCCAGTTCGACAATTTAGATGATTACGTTGAAGCCGTAGCAGAATACAAGCTAAATCAGAAAACGCAGACAGCACAAAGCCAACAAGCACAACAAACCCAAGCACAGGCAGTTGCTCAAGACTGGGTTGCTAAAGTGGACAAAGTGCGTAGTGTTGCTCCTGATTTTGACGCGGTATTTAACAATGTTGCCAGTATTGAGTTTGCACCGATGGCACTTGAAGCCGTTGCACAGCATCCAAAAGGCGCAGAGATTGCGTATATGTTGGGCAAAAATGTTTCAGAGGCTTATCGAATTGCCGCGTTATCACCAACGCAACAGCTAATCGCTATTGGTGAGATTGCAGCAAAAACAAATGTACCTAAGCCCAAAGCGGTATCGTCCGCTCCTGCACCTGTCAAGCCAGTGCAAGGTGGCTCTAGCAATAGCGCACCACCTACTGATATTGATGAGTGGATGAAGTGGCGAAACGACCAATTACGACAAAAGAAACGCTGAGAAGCGTTAAGAGAGAATCATCATGGCTAATAGCATTTTAACCCCTAGCATCATTACTAAAGAAGCGTTAAGAATCCTTCACGCTCAATCTAACTTTTTAACCAAGATTAACCGCCAATATGATAGCCGTTTTGCGGTCAACGGCGCGAAAATTGGTACTAACTTAGACGTTCGTTTGCCGAACAAATTTACTGTGCGTACAGGTTCGACTTATAGCGCACAAAACATGGTCGAGCGTAAAGTATCGTTACCCGTTGCTACGATTAAGGGCGTTGATTGTACGATTACTGATACCGAATTGACCATGAGCCTGAATGATTTTAGCGAGCAGTTCCTCAAGCCTGCTATGAATCAATTGGCCTCTGACATCGAATACAGTGCAATGTTATCGATGTATAAGTCAGTTCCTAACACTGTCGGAACTGTTTCAACACAGATTGACTATAAGAAATTCCAGCAAGCAGGCCAAAAGCTAACCGAAAACTTAGCTCCTAGCTCTGACCGTACTTTCTTGTTAAACCCGTCTAGCCGTGTCGAGTTCTCCGATGCTGTCAAAGGCTTATTCCAAAGCTCAAGCAACATCGACGACCAATACCGTGAAGGCATGGTCGGCCGTACTGGTGGTTTTGATGTGTTCGAGAACACAATGATTCCAGTGCATACCACAGGCACATACGGTGGAACTCCATTATCTAATGGTGCGACTCAAGGTTCTACTGGTGCTGATAACGCTTACATTGCAACATCTTCAATCATCACTGACGGTTGGACAAGCGGCGGAACTAGCTTGAAAGCTGGCGATAGCATTACTTTCGCAGGCGTGTATGAAGTTCATCCTGAAACTAAAGTTAGCACTAGCGTGTTGAAGAAATTCGTTATTACAACTGACGTATCCGACACAACTGGCGCGATTACAATGACTGTATCACCTGGCGTTATCGCTGGTGGCGCATATCAGAATTGTTCTAACCGTATCGCCGATAATTCTGCAATCACTGTCTTGGGTACAAGCGCGACTGCCTACGGTCAAAACTTGGCTTTTCACAAAGATGCGTTTACCTTTGTTAGTGCCGACTTGGACATCCCGAAAGGCGTTGACATGGCTGCTCGTGAGCGTTTCGGCAATATCTCTATGCGTTTTGTGCGTTGGTTCGATGGTGATGCAGGCCAATGGAAAAGCCGTTTTGACATCCTGCATGGTATGGCGGCTTTGTATCCTGAGTTGGCTTGTCGTTTAGTTCAGCAATTGTAATTCCCCATGACTCAAGGATGAGTCACTCTTTTTTGTAGGTGTAGCATGGTAACTGCTGATTTAATTCGCGCCACGCTGCGCTTAATCGGTGCAATTTCATCTAGTGAAACTCCTGCCGCTGATGAGTCTAGCGATGCTTTAGAGGCATTAAATCTAATGCTTGGCTCATGGGGCGCTTCTCGCTTTTTATCCGCGTCAACTGGCAAAGTGACTCACAATTGCAATGGCTCAACGTCTTATACAATTGGTGTAGGCGGTGACATCAACACAACTCGCCCTACTGCTATTTATAACGCGCATTGGACAATAGGCGGTCAAGATTACCCACTATCGTTTTTAGATTATTCTGATTATCAAGACATTGGCATTAAGACTATCGGTTCAATTCCTGAGTATATTGTTCTCAAACCTGATAACCCTTTATCGACTATTTATTTATTCCCTGTCCCTGCTAACGGAACTTTGACGCTAGATAACATACGTCCTGCCACTGATTTAACCCTTGCCGACGATTTGCCATATCCGCCTGAGTGGATACGCGCATTAAAGTTTAACTTAGCGGTTGAGATTGCTCCCGAATATGGCTTTGCGGTATCACCTGAGATTGCAGCACTTGCGCAAGATTCTAAAGCAGTTGTTATGCGGTCTATGGTCACTGTGCCATTAGCGCGATTTGATGCGTTACTGCCAACATCTAACAATCAAGTCAGTTCACGCACATTCATTACGGGCGGTGGATTCTAATGAAATTTAACTTCTTAGGCGGTCAACACAAAGGATTTAGCAAGAATCAAAACAGTCAAGAAACCGTTAATATGTTTCTTGAGGTTGACCCGTCCGAAGATAGCAAGCTCACGCTTTATCGTGTTGATGGTAAGACAGCATTTTTAACACTACCCACTACGCCTATTTACGCCATGAGCGAGTTTAGGGGTGTGCTTTATGTGGTGGCAGGTGCAACACTCTATAAAGTATTGAATGATTTTAGTTATACAACAATAGGCGCGGTTGACCTAGATTTTGACACAACCATAGCGGCTAACAATGCAGGACAAGTCTGTTTTAATAGCGGGGTGAGTGGCAAGGCGTATGTTTACGACACAGGGACACTAGCACTAACACAAATAACTGACCCTGCTTTTTATGGCTCGCCTCGTGTTGATTATCTTGATGGTTATGGTGTGTTTTTAAGACCAAACACACAGCAATTTTACATTTCAGGGCTTAATGATTTTACATCATTTGACGCTTTAGACTTTGCAAGCGATGAAGCTGACCCTGATAATCTAGTAACGCATATTGTTGACCATCAAGAATTGATTTTATTTGGCGAGCGTGTAAGTACAGTATGGTTTAACTCAGGCGATGCAACATTTCCACTCGCAAGACGCGAAGGCGCGGTGATGGAGGTTGGTTGTGCTGCTAAGTTGTCAGTTGCCAAACTTGATAACACAGTATTTTTTCTAGGCCGTACAAGTCATGGCACTGGTTTAGTTTACAAGCTCAATCAATACACTCCACAAATTATATCTAATCGCGGCATTGAATATCTTATCAATTCTCTAACTCGTATTGATGACGCATTTGCTTATACTTATCAAAAAAACGGCCATAGTTTCTATGTGCTGACATTCCCGACAGCTAACAAAACACTCGTTTATGATGCGTCAATTCAAGACCCTGACCTTGCGTGGTCTATCCGTGAAACATACGGTCTAGGCCGAGATAGAGCGTCATGCTATGCGTTCGCGTTTGGTAAACACTTGGTCGGTGATTTTGTTAGCGGCGTATTGTATGAATTAGACGAAAACACACACACTGACGCAGGTTTGCCGATTGTATGGTCAAGAACGTGCGCTCATATCATTAGCGACTTTAAGCGCATTAAGCATAAAGAAGTAGTCCTAAACTTTGAAACGGGCGTTGGTTTAGAAGATGGCACTGACCCGCTAGTTTATTTGACGTATAGCGACGATGGCGGCCATAGTTACATCACGCCACGCGAAGCCAGTCTAGGCGTTATTGGACAGCGTAAAAACCGTGTAATGTGGGCAAGGCTTGGCAACTCACGAGACAGGGTTTATAAAGTATTTGGTAGTGAACCTGTAAAAACCGTTTTAATGGGCGGTTATATTGACGTGGAGGCAGGTAAAACATGAGCAAGACTGCATCACCACTTACGCTAGACCTGACCAATACACGCGCATTTAAGACGTGGCTTTATGATTTGTGGCGTTCTACGGGCGGTGATACGACGACAATAACAACAATTGACGCGGATTTAACGGCGTTAGAGTTAGCTGTTGACGTATTAGAAACTAATCAAGTATTGACCAAACAAACGATTGTAGACTTAGGCTCTACTTATGTTTTTGACAAGACTATCAATGTCATTGACGCTGATGTGACGATTAACAGCTTAATGACGGCACAAATTGCCCCGATTGCAAACGGTTACACTCGCCCAATTG